AATTCTGGTGATAATGGAATCCAGTTCATGGAAGTTCAAGTTCTGGAATTCATCAACAATGATGATTGCATTATCAAAGGTAGTACCACGAATGAATGAGGTGCTCCAGAAACTAATTGTCCCTTGTGTTTTGAGATTTGCATACAGCATTTCAAATGCAGCATCATCAGGCATCTCAAACATGTACTTCACCATATTCTTATATGGGATTTGGTACAGAGACGACTTATCCTCATGGTCCCCAGGAAGGAATCCAATCTCTCTGGTAGCTACAAGAGACCTGACAAGGTAGATCTTCTCATAGGGTTTCTTGGGATCCAATACATCCAGAAGAGCATTGTAGAGGGTAATAAAGGTCTTACCAGTTCCAGCACATCCATATGCTACCAGGTTTTTATCCTTCTTATACTCCTCAAAGAATTTTTCCTGGTTATCTGTGAGTGGTTCAATCTTCTTGATGTAATCAAGATTGATTGGTTTCTTCCTCTTCATAACTCTATTGCTCATACCAAAGGGAACTGGATTGGTACTAATACCTGCTTTTGCTTTTCTTGGCATACTTAATTAGAAAGGTTTTACTTTTGCACCAGGTGCTTTGGATGCTTTACGCAGCACATCATTCCATCCTGGATGGGTCTTTTGCAGTTTGTCTGCCCACTCCCCAACTTCGCCAAATCCTGGAGCGTTTTCTGGAGTGTAGTATCTTTCCCACTGGGGGTTATCATTTTTCCACTGGTCCCAGTCATGAACACTCATAACAACATCTTTGATTTCACCAGTTTCAGTATTTCTTACAGGATAAGTTGCCATTACCACCTCATAGTATTTTAATATTTATTACCACTCAAGAGCTTCTGCAATCACAGGGAACTGCTCAGCAAAGATTGCTTTGCACATTTCTGCAATTTCCATGTGTTCTTTCTGAGTTCCATTAGCAGATCTTAGATCAATGTAGTGCATCCAACTGCGCAGAGAACCTGACATATAAAGTCTGGTAGGAGTTGCCAGAGGGAGCACAAAACGAGCACACTCTTTTGCCACACCATTATCAAGCAGATGCTGATACAGACTCATACCTTGAGCAAAGTAGGTTTCAATCTGCTTGTTAGACAATGCTACAAACTCAGGATCCAAGTCGTCAATAGAATTCTGGCGATTCTTGGTGTCTTGACGACGAAGTTCTGGGACTGGGATCGTCTCTGAGAGTAGGGAAGAATCAGCATAGCGTTGTGAAAATTCCTGGAATGTAAATGACCTATGACGCAAAATCTGAGCTGCCAGACCTCTGGTAGTTTCAATCTCCAGAGTCATAAATGCCTGCTCAAAGATGCTCCAGTGCTTGTGTTTGATGCAATACTTCAGGAGACCAGCAAACTTATCATTGTCCTGGTTGTTGGGGTTAGAAACCCTTGCACAGTAAGCAATGTGTTGCTCTGCGTCTGGTGTGAAAGAAACTAATTTTACTTGTTGCATTGCTCTCCTCCTTGAAATTGTTTACGACACTTCTTTACTTCTTTCATTTCTGCCTTGATCATCTTATATGCAGTTTCACTATCAATCTTATCACCCATTTCCATGGCAATGATAACATCTACACGTGTACCAAAGTGCTGCAGTGCTCTCTCAAAACAATCTAACTCTTCATACATGATCCTCTTCTCCATAATAGACTTCATCATAGTCATCTATGTAAGGAACAACTTCCTCATACTGATAGTTGACCATTGGATTCTCATCAAGAAGTTCTTCTTTCAATCCTTCAAGAACCAACTCAAGTTTGCAGATTAGTTTCTGAACTTTTTCTTTATTCATTTGTTACCATTGATAAAATATGCATTGAAGTAAGCAACTATGCCATGAGAGATTTGGTTGCCTTGAGAAACCCAATCATGCGCACACTCATAGATGTCTTGGGTTGAGTATGGTGCTTCATCAATCTGAGCACCACCATATTTTAGCATAAGAATGCTCAGACATTCCTGCCTCAGTTTCATTCTTTCTGGAGTGTACCTCCAATCAGAATTCTCCGTCATCATCATTCACATCCTTATAGGTCAAAGATTGATGTGGTGCATTTTCCACATATTGTTCTGGATCAGAGTAGACTTCTGCTTCCAAGGACTCTACTAATAATTTTAGGTTCTTTACAATTAATTTTAGGCGTTCCTTTTCCATTTGATAGAGTGTCTTTGTTTTTATTTTACATAAAAAAAGAGGGGCAGTCAACCCCTCAACAAAGACTATTCTAAAATCCTCCTACATATCCTTTTGCATGTGCCTTGATCTTCATCACATTCAATTAGACAATTATAATAATCATTAATAATATCAGACTCATCAATGCTCCTATCTAAAGTTTGGTCTAATTTAGTTATACTTTGTTTCCACCCAGCTAACTGGTTATAAGAAATTAGATTGTGCATGATAACCACCATTGATAATTAGCACATGATATAGATCGAATTTAGTACACTTTTCTCACCTCTATAATTCTACACTATCTATTAGATTTTGGTTCAAAAAGATACAAAAATTTATGCCTACGTGTTTATACCTAAAAAAAAGAGGGAGATTAATCTCCCTCAAACTTGAATATTTTATCAAACCACTCATCCAAATGAATGAGATAGCATGACCAGTAATTGCAACCTCTGTATGTTAGTTGATAACATGCAGGAGGTCTATTGTCTTTATCCATGTCATCATAATGATAGACATAGTTATCCATTTTTCACCCCTTTGCTACACAGTGACCTGCCATGCAAAGTTGTGCGTTCTTTAGTTTTTTCTCCTTAACTTCTTTTGCCTTAATGACAGAAAGCCAGTTAAGTTTATTGACCTGAGGTTGTGTCATGATACCACCTCAACCTTCTCAGTGTGCTTGATACCACGGTAGGTTTCTACCACAGTATGATGCTCAACCTTTTGTTGGTTAGGGCGATTGGATGTGTCATACTTGACACCACGATAAGTAACCTGCATTGGTTTACTCCTGAAATACTAGGGTGAAATTAATCTCCCGTTCCTTCAGTCGTTTGCGGACTATGGTCAATAATCAAAACATGATGGGTCAGTGCCCTCAATTGTTCTATTGATGAAGTCTTTCTTTTGATCAAAATTGAGCAACTCAGAGCGTGCAATACGCCCAATCATCCAGTTAGATTGATCACAATTTAAATAATGTGCAGGATCAACTGGTTGTCTTGTAATCAAGTTGAAAAAGATAAGTGCTTCAACCATAGTCTGAACGCTCCGTTCCGCGACTTACTTGCGTCTCATTTGCTATTTGCAAATAGCAAATGGGATGAACGATAGGTCTATTATAGACCCCATATATTATATATGTCAACCTTGGAAATCTTTTGCTTCCTCAATCATCTTGGAGATAATTGTCTCTGTTCCATCAATGGATTTCACAGTGAACAGATTTGATTTCTGATACTTTTTGAGTTTCTTGTATTTCTTCAACAACCTTTCCAGATCTTCTGGTGGCAGATCAAACTCAACGTCATAAAAACCTTTACTCATTTCTTTTTCTTAGTCAAAGGATCATCCCAGACTTTTGGATTTGATCTACCTTCAGTCTGTTTAAAGTTGATAAGATTCTCTCTGTACCTATCCCAGTAGTGATCAAAGATATCAACCTTTTTACTACAAAGAACTATGTCCCATTGCTTAACTTCATCCTTGATATACTCTACCAAGTATGCAGTACAAGGTAGAGATCTATCATTTGCTAACTCAGGGTCACAGTTTTCACGAATAACTCTGATTTTACTCAAGACCGATTTCCCCACTGGATATCAGGATATGCTTGTCTAACAACATCATGAGTGATCTTGTACTTAGACTGCAGCACTTTATCCTTCACCAGACAAAGAATATCTGCCTCTTGGGGGTGGAGACCTTCCAAGATTTGAATGAACATGCTCTCTCTACGTGTCTTAGAAAGGCTATCATTTCCACCCTTCACAAAGTGGTAGAGATTTCTCCACTCCTTGCGAAGTGAAGTATGATCAGTTCCCACTGGAACCTCATTTTTGTTGAAAGGAACTTGTCCCTCAGGAAGCAAGGAAATGATGCTCTCATCAAAATTCCAAATCAGAACAGCAGTCAATGCCTCAGTTCTGTGCTCCTTCAAAAGTTCTACTTTCTTTGCATTTGTTCTTTGCTTGCCAACCAATTCCAGAATTTCAAAAATAAATGGATTTGGAGGAAGTTTAGTTACTGTCGTAGTTGCTGTCGTCGTCTTCTTCTTCGTAGTCGAAGCCATTTTCAAACCTCACTGCTAAAATTTCGTCAGGGATTACATTCCCACTTTCATCAAACATCTCAGGATGATATTTATTCATTTTGATGTCTTGTAGATATGTTTGAGCATTCCACCCAATTACTACCCCCACTAAGAGAAATAAAATAGAGATGAGTGAACTAAAGGTAAGAGTTGCTGCTAACATTTTACTTTCTCCAAGGTTTTTTTCTGACATCTAGATGAAGTTCTAGGTAGAAATGAAACTCTCTTCGAAAGAGAGAGACAAGTTTACCAAACTTCATTTGAAAAGTTTTAGGTTCCTCCTCTCTCCTTTTGTTTTTTCTCAATAATAACTCAACACCCCTATTAATTGCAAGGGTATTGTCACTTTCCATGTTATTTAGAGGACTTCTTTTTTCTTCCTGGTCTTTTTTCTTGCTCATATTTCCAAGCATCCTCAAGAATACCGTACAAATAGTCCTTTATTTTTCTTGCTTCTGGTTTGCCAAGATGACCATAAGCTTCTCTCAACTGTTTATGTTCAGAGTCTGCACCACCCTCCAGGTATTCCTCAAGGTCATAGATGATGTTATTAATATTTTGAGCAGTTGGACTACTGATGAATCCTTCTACATCAACCTTGGTTGCCTTTGAGTCTTTTAGGTAAGCATACATGTTCAACATAAACTTTCCTTCAAAGGCATAGTCTATGGTGCTTTCAACAATATCACAAAGTTCTTTGTAGTACATTACACTAATTGATTCTCCTGCAAATATTTAACAGTTTCAACACATCCACCAATAGTCTCCTCTCCACAGATCACTTGAGGGAAAGTACTGTTCTCCCCAAACTCACTGTAGAATTGTTCTTTGGTAAAGTCCTTATTCAGTTTATAGATTACATGTTGAAGTTCTGCCATCTTGAGAACCTTTTCAACCTTTGTGCAATAAGGGCAT